TAGCACCTTTTGGGTTGCCAATTTACTCTTATCAGTCTCAATATTCTGTATTAAATGCTGATGGTAAAACTTATAGTGATAAGGATTTAATTCCTGAAGGAAAAGTTTTATTAGCACCAAGTAATAATAAAATCATGTACGGACCGGCTGCAGATGTTGAACAGGGAATAATTGTTGCAGAACGTGCTGTATTTACTGACAAGGATTCAAAATCTAATACTGTAGAAATCAGAACGGAATCAAGACCGTTGCCAGTTGTTTATGATATTGAAGCTATAAAGATACTGAAAGTGAAGTAGGTGGATAGATATGACATATAAAGTACTTAAATCATTAGTTTATGGTGGAATAGCATATGCTAAGGGACAGGAAGTAGATATTATAGAAAAGTCTGTTGCTGAAAACTGCCTTGAAAGGGAACTTATAGCTGAAATAACTGACACAGAAGTAGTAGAAACAGAAGTGACAGGAGAAATAGACGGTATAGAAGAAACAGAAAATAATGAAGATGCTGCAGAAGAAGCAGTGTCTTCTGAAGAAAATACAGAAACAACAGAAAATGTCGAAGAAACAAGTGAAGAACAGAAAAAAAATAATAAAAGAAATAGAAAATAGTAAATAAGAAAAAATAGTAGGTGATGTTATGGGATTTAAGGAAGTAGTGGATGATGATATTCAGAATATATTTCTTAATTCTTCAGAATTTGGCACAGAACACACTTTAAACGGAAGAAAGGTAATATGTGTCATTGATGAAGAAAAGTTTCAAAATAAGCAGAAGAATGGGCTCATAACACAGGAAGATGGAGTTTATCAGAACGGATTTACATTGTTTATAGGAAATCCGTATCTGAAACTGCAACCTCATACCGGTGAGACATTAAAATTAGACAATGTAAAGTATGAAGTTGTGGCCAGTAAACATGACATGGGAATGTATGAAATAGACCTTGTCAGAAACGAGGAAATATAGATGTTAAATATAAAGCTTGACGAAAGTAATTTAAGACAGATTGAAAATGTTCTTGAATTAATGCCTAACCAGTTACCTGGAGCGATAGCAAGAGCTATTAATCGGAGCTTGGCGATGACTAAAACGGAACAGTTAAGGAGTTCTACTTTTATGTATACAATAGCAAGAGGAAAATTAGCTGAAAGTATTACTGAATACAAGGCAAATTCTGGAAATTTAACTGGAAAGATATATTCAAGTGGAAAGGTAATTGGATTAGATCATTTTAAATTAAGTCCTAAAACAAGATTGAAAAAGAAAAAAATGGTAAGTGCATCTGTTAAAAAAGGTGGAATGAAAACCTTACCAAATGCTTTTATAGCTTATAATGACGGACGTTTAGGAGCGTTTAAGAGAAAAACATCAAGTGCATTTCCAATTGAACGATTAATGAGTCCATCTGCTCCTCAAATGTTAGGAGAAATGAGCATACTGGACTATTTGCAAGGATTTGCAGAAGAAAAATTTAATATGAGATTTGAGCATGAAATGGGGCGATTGATTAAATGATACAGCATACAGAAAAACATTTATATGATTTCCTGAAAAAAATTATGGAAGAAGAAACCATGAAAGATAAAGGCTTTAAAGTATATCGTGGTTTTCTTCCTTCTAATAATTTTGAGGACCGGGAAAACGGAAAAAAAACAAATGACTACTTTCCTTTCATAATTTTAAGAGCAGTTGAATTTTCTCAGGAAAGAGAAAATTTTAATGACTATAACAGTTTTGCTGATTTTGAAATATGGATAGGAAGTAAGGAAGAAAAGGAAGAGGATTATATAAATAATCTGGCTGTTGGAGACTATATTAGAGAAAAAATGCTTGAAGAGAGTACTAAAGATGGAAGCTTTGCTGTTGATCAGACAAAAGAATTTAAAGTCACTTTTTATAGTGACGCTTCAGAACCATACGTTTATTCAAGAATAACTTTTTCTGTTTATGCAGAGCCAATAACATCAAAAATAGAAATGTTTAGAAGAATAGTGAAATAAGGAGGAAGTAATGAGTGAGACAATGAACGGAGCAATAAAAGAGGAAACAAAATATATTTATCTCGGAAGAAACATAGATTTGCCTGAATTCGGATTTACTAAAGGCAATGTATATTACGGAGATAAAATAGAAGAATTAAAGAAAAAATATCCATTGCTGGATAAATTGTTGATAAATATTGAAGAATTAGCAGGATATGAAAAAAATGAATTATTCCTTGAAAAAATATCACAGGAATTAAAAGAAGAAATAAAAGGAGGGAGTGAATAATGGCTTATAAGCATGGAACATATCAGACAGAAGTTGCATCTGATATAAATTTACCCGTTGTATTAGATTATGGACACTTTATAGTTGGAACAGCTCCAGTTCATAAAGTAAAAAAGGAAAAAAGGAAAATAAATGAACTTGTGAGACTTGCTAATTATAGGGAAGCTATTGAATATTTCGGAGATACTTATGACTTAGATTTTAGTGTTTCTCAGGCGATAAAAGTATTTTTTGAGTTATATGCGGTTGCACCGCTTTATGTTGTAAACATATTTGATCCAGCAAAGCATAAAACATCTAAGAAAACTGAGCAGGGAATGGAAGTGAAAGGCGGAAAAGTATTAGTTAAAAATCACAAAATTATGACTGATACCCTTGTTGTTAAAGAAAACACTACATCACAGCCTATAGCTGATGCCTTGACTATTTGGACGGAAGAAGGACTTGAAATATACGCTAAGCCTTCAACTGGAACAAAAATAGATATTGAGTATGAGGAAGCTGATTTGTCGGCAGTCACTAAGACTGAGGCAATAGGTGGATATAATACTAATACTATGAAAAGGACAGGACTTGAACTGATTAATGATATATTCCTGAAATTTTCAGAACTTCCGGCATTCATAGATGTTCCTGATTTTTCTCATGAATCAGATGTTGCTGCAGTTATGGCTACAAAAGCAACTAATATTAATGGTGGAATGTTTGAATCCATGGCATTAATAAACGCACCGATTGACAAAAGATATGATGAAATTCCTGAATGGAAGGACAGTAAAAATATATTGGATAAGGATCAGTTAATTTTATACGGAATGATTGGACTTGCTGGGAAAAGATATTATCAGTCTTTACATTATTCAGCATTGTCAATGTCGGTTGATAAAGAAAGTGATGGTATTCCATCACAGTCGCCTTCTAATTACAAGTATAAAATGGATTCATTATTATATAAAAATTCTCAGGGAAATTTTGAAGAGATAATACTGGACAGGGAAACACAGGCTAACTTCCTTAATAAAAATGGAATAATAACAGCTATTAGTTTCAAAGGCTGGAGAAACTGGGGAACTGAAACAGCTAAAAATCCGCTAGCAACTGATCCAAAGGACAAATTTTCTTATTCCAGAAGAATGTTTAAATATATTGGAAATGAGCTTGTCATAAGTTATTTTGACAGGGTGGATAAGAAATTTTCATTGAAATTAGCAGAAACTGTCACAAAATCAATGAATATTAGGCTTAATTCACTTGTTGCATCTAATAATTTTTTAGAAGCAAATGCTGAATTATCTGCAGAAGATAATAATTTAATCAATATAATTAATGGCGATATTACTTGGATTATAAATCTCGGAATAATTCCTGGATTGAAATCAATGACATTTAAGAAAAAATACGATGTAAACGCATTAACTGAATTTGCAGGAAAACTGAAAGAAATAGGAGGTTAGATAGATGAATAATAAAATACCTAACGGGCTGATTGATGCCGAAATATATATAAACGGCTCAAATAATATGGCAGGAACAGGAGAAGTGGAACTGCCGAACGTTGAGTACGCCACAATCACTTCTGAACAGATGGGATTAGCTGCTGAAGTTGAAATGCCTTTAATCGGAAGATTTAAAAAGCTAGAAGCTAAAATCAAGATGGATACAGTTGATGACTCTCTGATAGGATTTAACAATGAGGAACCACTTCTCGTTGAATTCAAAGGGGCATATCAGTATACAAACAAAGTAACGCATGGCGTAGGTCTGGGCGATATAGATGCCACATTTAAAGGCATGATAAAAAAGATGGATGGTATCAAAGGAAAGCCTGGAAGTAAGATGGAAACAAGCTTTGACATAGGTTGTACATATTATAAGCTCACAATAGGTGGAAAGACCATTATTGAAATAGATGTGCTTAATAATATAAGTAACATAAACGGAGCTACAAATTCTAAACTGAGAAGATATTTAGGACTAATATAAAAAATAGGAGGATAAAAATATGGCAGAAATAGTTAAATTGGATAGGGAATATACATTAAGTGGGAAAAAATATACAGAAATTGTACTGGATTTTGAGGAATTAGGTGGAAATGACTTAATTATTGCAGAAAAGGAATATAAAAAAAGAAATAAAGGAGCAGCAGTAAAGGAACTCGAAGATGGATGGGCAATAACTGTCGCATCTAAGGCAAGTGGAATAAGATATGGAGATTTGCTGAATTTAAAAGGCAAGGATTATATGAGGGTGCTGAATAGAACAAAGGGTTTCTTGAACTCTGGCTTGGAATCAGTAGAGGACGAGGATATAACAGAGAAGGAAAATATAGAAGAAATAATGGAAGAGTCAATGGAATAGAAGAATTTCTTGACACTATAACGGATTTACTAGGTGTACTAAATCATTCAGAAATAAATTTAAATATAAGCTACGATACATTGATGTCTTGCAGCTTATATGAACTTAATTACTGGATAGAAAGAGGAAATGAGCTTGTAGAACGTGCCAACGAAAGAATAAGAGAAAATAATGAGCATTAAAAAAACGTGGCATATCAGTCACGTTTTGATAATGTTCCTATAAAAATACATATAGGGATAAATATTGAAAATATAATAATTATTTTTCCAATAAATCCTAATCCTGAACAGATAAGGAATATTATTGCTGCAAGAATAATCCAAGGGAGAGCTGTGACTAAAGCTATAATTGCAGCCGGGATAGAAGCAACGAAAATAGTTAATATAATTAAAATATTTGAAATTATTTCCTTATTTTTTTTCATAATGACTCACCTCTTTTAACTAATTATATCACTGAAATGCTAAAAATACAACAGAAAGGAGGAGTTTCTATGGCTAAGAATATGGAATTAAATATAGTTATGTCGGCAGTTGCTGCTAGTGCATTATCTGGACTGGCTAAAGTTGGAAATGCCATGAAAACAATGTCTTCGAATGCTAAGAATCTTGAAAAACAAATAAAGGAACTTGATAAGGCACAGAAAAGTGTTGAAAAAGTGGAACGCTTGAAAAGTGCTTATGTCAATGTCAGCAAGGAATTTTTACAGGCTACCAGAAAGCTTAGGGAATTAAAGGAAGCTTATGAAAAAACAGGAAGAAGTAATGTCCAGCTTGCTGAAAAGATTAAAGAACAGGAAAAAATAGTAAATAATCTGAATAAACAGAAAGAAAGACAAAAACATCTTTTTGAAGCTGCAAGAAGTGCAATAGAGGCTGAAGGACATAGTTTAAAACAATATAAGGAAAATTTATCAAAGGTATCAAAAGAACTGGAAAAGCAACAGAAACTTAAAGAAGCACAGAATCGTCATACAGAAAGAATGAATAATTGGGGAAAAGTAAAAAGCTTTGGAGATAAAGCTTTCAATGCTGGTGTTGGGACAACTGCAGCGATGGCTGTACCAGTTAAAATAGCAATAGATTTAGAAGAAGCACAGGCTGATTTAAAAAAAGTTGCAGAATTTAGTTCTAAAGAAATGGAAGCTGGATTCTATCAGGCTATGAGAAATTTCAGTGAAAGCAATCCTGTATCTCAGACTGAATTATTCCAGATAGCAGGAGCAGGATCACAGGCAGGTATACAGACTCATGAACTAACACAATACACAAAAGATGCTGCAAAAATTAAAGTAGCTTTCGATATGGATACTGAAGCGGCTGGAAACTTTTTGGCTAAAACAAGAGCTCAGTTAAATTTAGATCAGAAAGGTGTAATGGAATATGCTGATGTAATTAATTATCTTGCAAATACTGTTGCAGTAACTGCACCAGAAGTTGCTGATATTTCAAGTAAAGTAGCTGGGCTTGGAGGTATGGCTGGAATTTCTAAAGAAGGTGTTGCAGCACTAGGAGCGAGCCTCGTTGCAGTTGGAGTTCCTTCAGAAGTTGCAGCTACAGGATTAAAAAATATTTCATTAGGATTAGTAGCAGGAGAAAGTGCTACTAAAAGGCAGAGGGTCGCATTTGAAAAATTAGGACTTAGTGCTGTACAGGTAGCTAAAGATATGCAGATTGATGGTGAAGGCACTATGCTGAAAGTATTTCAGAAGATAAAAACATTGCCTAAAGATGTTCAGGCTGCTACGCTTAAAGATTTATTCGGTAAGGAAAGTATCCAGTCAGCTTCAGAACTGGCTAAACATATTGATGAAGTGGAACAGTCTCTAAAAAATGTTCATGATAAGTCAAAAACAGCAGGAAGTGTGGACAAAGAATATGCTCAACGGATAAAGACTTTAAAAAGTCATCTGGATACATTGAAAAATGCTTTCACAAATATAGGGGTAGATCTTGGGAATGCCTTAGCCCCCAGTTTAATAAGAATAGCAACACAATTAAAACCTACTATAAAAAGTATTGCCGACTGGATTCAGAAAAATCCGCAATTAACACAGAGTATTTTAAAAACTATAGGAACCATAGGATTAATGTCATTAGGAATTGGTGGAGCAATAAAGGTATTTAGTCCTTTTTTTGGAGTTATATCTAATGGAATAATGATATTTGATAAATTCAAAGCTGCAGGAAGTTTTGCAGAGGGATTTAAGACTGCATTTCCAGTATTAAGCAGAATTGTGGGAGTTTTTGGGAAAATAGGAAGCTTTGCAGTTAAATCATTCCTGGGAATTGTAAAAGCTTTGAAATTTGTAGGATTAGCTATAAAATCAGCATTTTTAGCAAATCCTGTTGTATTTATAATAGTTGCAATAATTGCCGTGATAGCAATACTTGTTGTACTGTATCACAAATGTGCAGGATTTAGAAATTTTGTGAATGCTATGTGGAAAGCCATATCAACTGGTGCAATTGCAGCATGGAACTGGATAAAGGGAGCAGGTATCACTGCATGGAATGCGATTAAATTTGGGGCTATTGCCATATGGTCTGGAATAACTGCAGCAGTCAGAGTGGGTATAGCAATAATAAAGGCTATATTCAAAGGAATAGTTGCTGTAGCAAAGGCTGTGTGGAATGGTATTAAAACTTCTGCAGTTAATGCATGGAATGTTATTAAGTCAGGAATTACAGCAGTACAGGGAGTATTTACCGGGGCATGGAATACAATAAAAAGTATTGCTTTGGGAGTTTGGGACAGTATTAAAAGTGGATTTTCAGGCATGATTGAAGGAGTAAAAAGCATTTTAAACGGAGTAGTAAATTTTTTCACTGATAAATTTAACAGTATCAAGGAAAAAGCTAAAAATTTACCACTGATTGGTGGGCTTTTTGGAAAAAACTATACAGGAACTAACTATTGGACTGGTGGACTTACTACTGTTGCCGAACGTGGAGCTGAAATGATTAAGATACCGGGACAGTCTCCTTTTATTGCACAGAGTGAAATGCTGATGAACTTGCCAAAGGGGACTGAAATACTTAATGCTTCACAGACAAGAAATACATTAAGGGAAAGAGTAAACAGAATAAAAGAAAGAGCATCTAATCTGGGAAGTGGGGCTCAAATAGTTGCTGGTGGAGATACTATAAACATAACTATTAATGCCGGAGGAAATTCTAATGCAAATGATATAGCAAGGGAAGTCAGAAGGGCTCTGGCTGAAATAAAAAATAAAAAGGAAAGGATGGCGTTTGGATAATGAAGACAAAAGTATACAGAACTGTCAGCGGTGATACTTGGGATCTGATAGCCTATAAGGTCTATGGGAATGAAAAATACTTTCATAGACTAATAAGAAACAATCTAAATTTAATAGATGTATCAATATTTCCAGCTGATATTCCTGTCATTATCCCTGAATTTGTTGAAGAACTGGAACAGGAAATTGAGGAAAGCAAACTGCCACCTTGGAAACGAGGTAAATAATGTTGGCTAGAGGAATAAAGGTAATTGTAATATTCAATGGAGTGGATATATCTGAGGATATAGCTCATTCTATTTCTTCCCTTAACTACACTGATAACTCCAAAAATGCAATAGATGACCTTGAACTGGAACTTGAGAACATGGATTACCGTTGGCTTAAAGAGTGGTACCCCGATGAAAATGCTCAGCTTATAGTCGGAATATACGAAGATAATGGGAAAGATGGAAGCTTTTTGGACATTGGAACATTTTATGTAGATGAACCAACTTTTGACAATAATAGGCTTAATCTTAAGTGTATAGCAATCCCGCTTGACGGAAATATACGGGATCAGAAAAATACTAAAGCGTGGGAAAAGATAACTTTAAAAGAACTGGTTAATCAGATAGCAGTATTACATCAAATGAATGTAGAAATTCATGCTGATAATGAATACTATGAAAGACTTGATCAGGAGAATGAAACTGATCTAGCTTTCATAGATCGAGTTATCAAAGAAACTGGGCTAAGTATGAAAATATCTGATGACACAATAATAATATTTGATGACGATGCAGTAAGAGACAGTGAACCGATTGAAAAATTCAATGTCCATGACAGCAGAATTCGTAGTTTCAGCTTAAAGAAGAAAAACAAAGGAATCTATGACAAGGTAGAAGTAAGTTATTATGATCCTGACAGGAAAAAATTAATCAAGGAAGCAATAACCAAGGAAGAGCTTGAAAAACGGAACGAGGTGAAAACAGATGCCTGATGTTTCATATAAAAAAGCTAAATCAAAACTTAAAGAAAAAGCTGATAAAAAGAAAAAAAGAAGTAAAAAAGAAAAAGTAAAAAAGATAAAAACTAAGGGGAAGTCAGATCCAAAAAAAGTGGCCAAAAAGACTTTGAAGGAAAATTTGAAACAGGAATATCAGGTAACTTTAACTGTTGATGGCAGTACTAAATATATGGCAGGAATGACTATAGATTTAGATGAAAGCTGGGGCAGATTTGAAGGAAAGTATGTGATTGACAAAGTAAGTCATAGCATTACTGGAGACTATTCGTGCGAGCTTGAGTGCATGAAAGTCGGAGCTAGGGAAAATGCTGAAAAGAATGCTAAAGCTCAGACTAAAGAAGAACAAAAGAAAAAAGAAGCAGAAAAAGAAAGAAAAAAAGCTGCTAAAAAATCTAGTAAAAAGAATAAGAACAGTAACAGCAATAAGAACAGTAAAAATACTAAGGCAAGTAATAAATCAAGTAGTAAAAATAAGTCTATAAATAGAAAAATGAGCAGATAGAAAGGAGTTAAAATGTTAGAAATATTAAAAGCTGGAGAAGTAAGTGCAATAGACCATAAAACAGGGAAAGTAAGAGTACTTTTTTCTGCCGGTGACGACAAAACAAGTGACTGGCTTAATATTTTAGTTCCTTTTTCTGAAAGTCATTCTGATAATTATATGCTTAGTATCGGTCAAACAGTCTACTGTTTATTTTTTCCTGAAATGATGGAGCAGGGAGTAGTGCTTGGTTGTCCAATGAGAGGTGGTTCTGCTAATGAAAATGAAGTAAAGAGAACATTTTTTGATGGTGGATTTTATAGCTATGACAATGGAGTTTTAACTTTAAATCCAGTTTCAAAAGTTGTTATTAATGCAGATGCAGAAATAAATGGAAATTTGACTGTATCAGGAACAACTATTACAGGTGGAAATATCAATCTTAATACTCATAAACATGATGGAGTTACTGCCGGCGGAGATAAGACAGGAGGTCCTCAATAATGATAGGAAGTCTTGGAGATGTAATATTTGAAGTATCTG